ATCGTCGTTAGGATTTTTATACCCCATTATAAAACCAATCGATTTGTTTTTTCTAAACAAACTTTTTTCCCACCTTTTTCTAATAGTTTAAAACCATAGTAGGTTAAAGCTTGAGTAATATGTTTCATGTCATAAGTATCTACATCGTCAAAGACAAATCTAGCACCAGGATTAGAACGATTTGCAAAAAATAAAGCTTCATTTAAAACAGCCACAGTAGTATGAGGTCCATCAAAATGAACAAAATCATATTTGTTTATAATTTTTTTCTCTCCTTTATAATAAATAGGTACACCATTACCAAACGCATTAAAGTATTCTTGGTCTTCTAATTGAAACAATATAAAATTTTCGTGTTTCTTGAACGCTTCTAAAAAATTCTGTTTCATAGAGTTAGGGTACGTTGGTATTTTGTAAGACCCATCATCATTGTACAATAGATTACCTTCAAAGTCTGTCCATCTAGGAATTGTACCTGGAGGCATATCAACGTGATCGTAAATAATATCTCCGTAAGGATCAATACCGATATGAAAGTTAGGACGGTTCTTTAAATTTTCCATGATAACATCAGAGCCATAACCTTCTCTAACTCCTATCTCTACAGTTAAATAAAAGTCTCGAGGGCTTAATTGATCGGCCCACTTTGCAAGTAAGTTATACTCGGCGCTATCTCCAGTGATCATTAATCTTCCTTATCCAAATGTAATCTTTGTAATGATTCTTTGTAGGTGTTCATTATTTTTTGATGAGTTCTAAAATGTCTTTCGATATCATTGTAAGCCCATTCTTTTTTCTGCAAGATAACATCTAAAGATTTAGAAGCAGCTGTAGATGCATGGCCAATTATACTATAAGTAAAATCCTCAGTAATTTTATCCATTGTTGGAGGTATAGAATCAGGATTTGTACCTAATGTTAAACCCATAGAAGCCAAAGCTTCTTTTACTTCGTTCAAAGATACTCTTCCAAAGTTAGGTATTCTTAATAAATCTCTCTCTTGTTTTTGTACTAAGTCACGTAATGTTTTTACACTAGGTTCATAACGTGCAATCGCTGAATGCGATCTTACACTCAAAGGCAATGCTTCAAGTAATGTTTTGTCTAATAGTTCACTTATCATTAGTTCTCCTTTATATATAATTTAGATCGAAGAGATCTTACTTCTTCAATTAGTTTTTCATTGTACTTGTGTAGCTTTTCATTTCTAAACTTTAAAACTTCTATTTGTTTAGTAAGGTCTGCAGGACCCCGATCATCTGTCGAAGTCCCTTTATTTTTTAACATTTCTAATTTTTCAATTAGTTTATGATATTCTTTTATGTCGGCTTCTGACATCATATTCCGTGCTTCATCAACTCATTAAATTTTTTAAGTTCATGCTCCGAAATATTTTGTAACCCATTGGTTCGGTTATAGATTTCACGGGCCTGATTAAGTTTGGCAGTATTTTGTCTGTCAAAATTTTTAGCCTTATTACTATCTATAACCTCGAAGTGACCTTCTCTAAGTTCCGTCATTAAGATGCTTTTTGACCCTTGACTTCATCAGTGAGCAACAAAGGTTTTGCCGGCTCTTTGATGTAATCAAATGCATTGTCAATGTTAATAAGAACTTCAAACTTTTTATTGTCTGCCGGTTCTTCTAACATTTCTGCACCTACTTTATATTTAAGTGCATCTTCTAATGAGTCAGCTTCTCTTACTACACTCACCATATCTGTCGCTCCCTTGTAAGAGAACGTTACTCTTTTGACTAATGTATATTTCATACTTTCCTCCTGTATTGGTTAGTCTTTGATTTTGCCATTTAAACGTTTGGCTTCTTTGTTTACTAGAATAGTAACCACCTGGGCCCTTGATACATTTGGGTCATCAGGTACTATTACTTTTCTAATTTTGTCTATCTTAGCGTAAACTTCTTTTTTCACTGAGATATTTTGATACTTGTTAAAATCAGTCATCTGTTATATCCTTTCTGTAATTAACATTTTATTCGTTTATCCTATAAAATAATAGTAGTCAAGGCAAATATGAAATTTTTTTTAACTATTTATATATGTTCAGTTGTATCACAACAATGTGCTATTCCACCTGGATATCCTAAAGAACAATCAGATTATTATGATTGTGTTCGAAATGGGCTTTCTGAGTCTTATGATATACTATATCAGGGTCAATTTAGTCAGGATGCTGTAGTTAATAATCGCTTATATCCTAAGTTTTCTTGTGAACAGGTCAATATTATTGACCCATCTAATGAAAAAAATACTTAACGCCCCTGTCGGTTGTAGGGCTTATAACTACGTTTTTCTGATTTATTCATATTTTTTTTATGTCTACCTATTTTAGGTTTAGTTTTTCTAACAAAAGTGTTGACTCCAAATTTAGATTTCTTTGCCATGTTCTTTTATAAATTTTTTATCACTTTCAGTTAATTTTAAATATCTAATGCTGCCATTAATATGTTGTTTAGTATCATGGCCACAGTTGGTGCATCTGTAAAATTCAGATACAATTGCAACTAATATTGTGTCTTCATTACACTCTTCACATACACCATGAACAGTATCAATATTACTAAACGCTCGCATTAAATTAATTTTAGACAAGTTCCCTCGCTGAACCTAATATAGGTTTGTATTTTGTTTTCCCTTCAGATTTATAAGCATGTAAGAATGATGCTCTTGGTGTTCCTTCTACCCAGCTGCAGTGGATCCATCCGCTATTAGGTTCACCCGGAGTGTAGAACTCAAGGATGAGCTGGTCTGGTGAAAGATTATTTTTTATCCAATCAAATAATTCAGCGTTGTCGACGCCAATACATTCGAAGTCTGCGGCCTCAGCTTTGGCATGCTGCGATCGTGCCGAGCTGCCGATAGCTTCACACAACGCTACGCTACGGAAACCGCTAGTCACCTTTACCCTGCCGAAATGGTCCCGAACCGGTTGCAAAATATTTTCACACAATGCTTTTAATTTTTCTATCTGTTCTGCATTAGGATTGTTATTGATACCCTTACGTATTGCAGTATCTGATTTGGTAAGTTCTGATAAAGTAAAATTACGAGAAAGATTCATTTTTATATTTTTTTCTGTTGTATATTTTTTTACTATTTAATCTATGTTGCCTAAATCTATCATCTCTAAGCATTTGTGCAAACCTATTAATTTTTTTTAAATTATTCAATAATGAGTTTTTTGATTGATTTTGAGCCATCGATATTATCCTCTAATTCTGCAGAACCCTTCCAGCATTTGTACGATACCGTTTCTGAATACTGTCTCTCAGCCGTACGCTTGCCGCGTAAACATTCGGCCATCGAACTTTGCAAACGTGCCTCCTTAATTTCTCCGTTTACAAACATTAATAATCCTATAACAGCCTCAATCATATTTCCTCACATTTATTAATATGTATAATACAGCAATTGAAACTATAGAACCTACAAAAAATAAACCTATCATTGTGAGCTCCCGTTTGTATATTTCATCTCTCTGTTTGCATCTTTTAATTTTTCAATATCAATCAAAACCTTATCCATTTGTTTTCTTAAAAACTCAATGTTTACTTTATTTAAAGCCATTGACTCGATATGTGCGTTTAACTTCTCGGTAGTTTTATAAAGATCCTCGATCATCATGAACTGCTCAGAATCAGCGGGCAGTGAACCTAATTGTCCACGTGGCCATTTAATTCTAAACTCTGTGTTTTCTTGTAAATCTTTTTCCATTAATTGTATTCGAGTGTCCGCTATGTTTAACCTTTCAACAATCTGAAAATAGCCCATGGTGCCGAGTGCCACGATAATTATTAGACTAGCAACCGTCTTCATAGGCATCTGCACGGCGGCAGATTCAGATATTGTTAAAGGTTTCTTACTCATGTTTTGGTTTTGGTAGAGGGATTATAATATCTTTTGGATCAACTTTCAACGGCTGTGGTGGCCGTACAAAAACTGCCAATAAACATAACAAAATTATAAGTATTGCTGTGAACCTGTAGTCCATAACAACCTCCAATCATTAGTCTTTAACCCAAAACCAACTTTTGATTTTTTTCCAAATTTTTTTAATCATATTTTCCTCCACTAATTTTATAGTTTCCCATACACAGTCGCAAAAACTACATTTAGCAACTCCTCTGTGTCTATGTCCGCAGTCCATGCATATTCCATTTACTACATTAATCATTTTTCTTTTCCTCCATCTCATAAAAGAAATTATCAGTGTCTTCTGTTTTCCACTTACCAGTATCTTCTACGTTCCATTCATTAGTTTGGACTTTCCAATCAGGAACAGTATCTTTAACTGTAAATGATGGTAAATCCCAAATACATCTATTGTTTGGTTGTGCTGCAAAATTGCCATCGTCTAATGCAATTATGTGTGCGCACTTATGTTCGTGCGGGATCTCAGAATGATCAGTGTCAACAATGTTACTCTCTGGATGAGCAAAGTCAATAGTAAATAAATATTTACCAGTATGCCATTTTTTATCTTTGCCTATATATTTGCCTGCTTGGCCATCTAGAATATCATAACTAGTAACAGCAGGATAATAACTAAAAGAATTCCAAAGCTCCAATTCATCAATTCTCTTACGTGGAACAGCTGCGGGTTCATAACCACGTTGAATAAAAGCCGTAATTGGGAGACGATAAAAGATTGCGCCGTTTTCCATAATAGCATGCCATAAGATAGCACGACCTGACATACAGCTAATACCAAAGATAATACAGTCTTCAACTTCTCCATGATGTTTTTTAAGATCATATAAATATTCTCTCCTTATCTGTGCATATTGCACGGGTATGTTTGCATTTAAATAAGCCATATTTAACCATTAATATCTCCCCAAGTTTTGCCCTTTTCATAATCAACTTTGTTGGGGACTTCCAAAGTTACAGCGTTCTCCATAACTTCAACTATTTGTTTTGCATGTTCATCATCTCGAACACTTACACATAGTTCGTCATGAATTTGTATGTGAGCCACTATACCAGATTTATATAAATCTAACATTGCTTTTTTTGTCATATCAGCAGCTGATCCTTGTATTAATTTATTTAATGCTTTGTAAGTATATGCTCTTCTAATTCCTGGTCCGTGTTCCTGGAGTGCTTCTTCGTGAGGCAATGCTTTATACATACCGAATTGATTTGGCTCCCACAAATGAAACCTACACAATCGTCCCAGTAGAGTTCGAATTTGTCCACGCTCCTGGGCACGATTGGAAGCACTATTCATTAACTGCTTAACAAAGGGAACTTTAGCGTGGTATTGATCGAACAATTCTGCGGCCTTATCTTTTGATACTCCTAATTCTGCTTGTAGCTTTGCTTTACCCATACCATAAAATAAACCTAGATTAATTACCTTAGCTTGAGATCTAGGTATTTTTGCCATATCTGCTACGACTTGATGAAAGTCTGTAGAAATATCATTTTCATAATTATCTATTACATCATTAACTGACGGAAATTTGTGTAAAGCTGCATAATGCACTACCAGCCTAGGCTCTTGCTGAGAATAGTCAAAACAACCCCATGTATGGCCTTCCTCCGGTATAAATATAGACCTAATCATAGGTCCAAGATCCTTATTTCTAGCAGGAAGTTGTTGTAAATTAGGGTTTGAATACGAGAATCTACCAGTCACAGTTCCGCCATAATCCGACCTTATTTGATTTATGTCTGCATGGATCCTGCCTTTATGTTCATGTTTAATTATGGTATCAATAAAAGTAGTATGAGCCTTATTAACTTCTCGAGCTTGAGCAATCATTCTAACCACAGGATGGCTATGATTAGAAATAAAATTTTTTGTAAAGGATGGAGCTTGTGATTTCGCAGTTCGTTCGTATGGTAACCCAAGTTTATCAAAAACTTTCGCAACACTTCTTGCAGCCATTAACTGAACGTCTATTTGCGTTTCTTTTTTTATTTTGTGCAGGAGCTCTTCTTCTTGCAATGTTAACTGCTGCTTTAATTTATGAGCTCGTTGAGCGTCTACTCGGACTCCAAGGAAACGCATGTCTACCAAACAAGGAAAAAGATCAGTTTCCAATTCAAAAATAGATTCAACATCTTGATGTACTAATTCTTTTTTAAATATCTGCCACAACTCTAATGTAAGCTCTGCATCTTTTTCTGCATAAGATCCAACATACATTGCTGGCAGTTGCCACATATCTGCTTTAGGATCTAATCCTCTAGACTTTGCTTCTTCATTTAACGCGGTTTCATTTTTACCATGACCTAAATAATCCCAAGACAAACTATTTAAATCAAATCTAAATCTGTTTTCATCAATTAATGATGCAGCAATCATAGTATCTACTATCTGTCCATTTATTTTAAGACCCATAGATTTAATCCAGCATACGTCATACATTGCATTGTGAAATACTTTTATGGCATCAGATTCACAAATATCTTTAAACCACTCTAAAGTTTTTTTACGGTCCATGTTTGGCCCTGATCCATGAGCAATTGGAAAATAAAATTTACGACCTGGTACAGCAACAGCTATACCTACAACTTCCCCATTACCAATAATAGATCCGGATCCTTTAGATTTTAAATCAGGATCTCTAGTTTCTAAGTCAATCGCAATCTCTTCGTATTTTCTTAGATCAGGATATTCCTCTGGTTCATTCCATTCTGTTTGCGCTTCAAATAAAGGTACTTTCATTTCTTTTTTGTATCTCTTATCTTTAACATTTCTAATTGACAATAATGAACTATTTTTTTAAGATCTTCAATTCCACCTTTTCGTTGATAACGACAAACGTATTTAATTACGTTGCCTTGAAAAAACGAAAGATCATTTTTAGAAATAAACTCATAAGGCTGAATCGGAAACTTTGTATAGTGATTCCCGCCGACCTGAGTGTATTGTGGAAATGATTCTTTAAATATATCTGAATTTGTCATAGTTGATATCCCTTCCTTTCAATTTTTGCTCTCATTAAATATAAGTTTCTTTTAGCTCTCGTGCAACCTACATACCATACTCTATGCTCTTCGTCACGCTTTATTACACTTTTTATGGTAGCTTCCCTTATTTTTTTAGCGTTATCTAATACTAAAACTACATTCTCACATTCTCCACCTTTTGCTGCATGAATTGTAGATACTTTGATTCGTGCTTCCTCACTTAATTTTTCTTTATTTGACAACATAAGTCTTATGTAAATTTTATCTTCAGCTGGTGCATTGTCAAAACATTCAAACCATTTTAAATCTTTTTTAAGTTCTCTGTTACCCATGTATTCTTTAATATCTTCCAATGCTGTATCTGATACTGTTTCTCCATTTAACCATTTACTATGATTAATAATAGCTTTGTATAATTTTGTGTTGTAACTTTTTTGATGTTTGTTTTCATAATATAAACCTTTGACTTTTAACAAATTACAAATTTCTTTTGACCTGGATATAGTCCTGGTTAAGATTAACCAATCCTGACTAAATAAATCAAGATTTTCTAAGCTATTGATTTTACTACATAAACCTTCTTCATTTCTTGGTAGATAATTTTTATCTGCTCTAAGTCCTTCAATCCTTGCGGTAATGACTTCTGATATATCTTGAACAGCTTTAGGTATTCTACGTGATTTAGATAATACTTTTTCTACAGCTTCTTCTTGTATGAATCTATCTACATCTGCACCGGCCCAACCATAAATAGCTTGATCATCATCTCCAGCTAAATAAACTTTTTTAGATTTAGATTTTAATATGTCATATAGTTTCCATTGTATTGGTGATAAGTCTTGAGCTTCATCAATAAATACTACATCAAAGTCAGGAATTTTATCTGGTTGTTTTACAATGTCATGTATCATATCCGTGAAATCAACTAAATTATTTACATCAGGATGTTTATAGTTGTTATAATTTGCCTCTATGTGTTTCAATAAATCAGGGTCTACATTAGTAGAATGTTCAGCTGTGCAATATTCATCCCATACCGGTATATCTTTTTCTTTTGCTTTTAAAATAATTTGAAAGTATTCATTATCACAAGTTAAATAAGGAGAAGCATCCATATCTTTTTTTGCATTAACTCTTACACTAAGCTCTTTACCAAGATCATTATAATGATAATCTTGCATTACATTTTCTTCTCTAAGACCTAAACTATGAAAAGCTAAAGAATGTAGTGTTTGAAAATATTTTAATTGCTTCTTTTTATATTGTGGATTTTTTTTAAGCATCCTATCTTTTGCTTCGTTAGCAGCTTTACGAGTAAATGCAAAGTATCCAATTTTATTTACAGGAGTGCCCACTCTAATGTAAGCCATAGCCCTCCTAATTAGTTTTTCAGTTTTACCTGTACCTGGTGGTCCGTATATTTTAGTTACTTTTTTCATCAGTCGGTGCAAAGGTATCAACAAACTTTCCAGAAAAATTAAATGTACCATGATGTCCAACTTCACAATGTACTAATGCATGAAGTTTAAATCCTGTTTGTCTTGCTAAACTACAAAAAGAAACATCTTCTCCATACCAAGCACCTTCTTTTGAATCAAAAGTATTTTCCCAAAAATTATATAAATATTTTTTTTGTTCATCAGAAATTCCTGAAGCATATTTAATTTTTAATTGTGGATAATTCTTTATTAATTTTTCATAAACCGATCTATGTATTAAAGTAAGTCCTGCTGGTCCTCCGATAATTTCCGTGATCCCTGATTTATCAATATTGATATTTTTGTAATCAGGAAAAGCTACAGAATAAGACACAGAATTATCATGAGTCTTTTTTCTATAAGGCGCACAGATAAAATCTTTTTGAGCCATGATCATTGATCCAATAACTTCTGGTTCAAAACTTACATCAGCATCAACAAATAATTGATAATCATAATTAGACTCTAAAAATATAGCCGATAATATATTTCGTGAATAACCAACATAAGGTGATTTAAATGTAGATATGTTTGTTTTAATTTTAGCAGCTGTAAACTTATCAAATAATTTTAGTAAACTTAAACAAGTTGGCACTTGCATTGTATCGTAGCAAGGCATCGTAACGTGTACTGTAGGTATCTTTTTTTCCGTCATAGTATATCCTTTTTGCTTTTCATTGGTATTATTTCAACAGGGTTTTCCTCTCTTTCAAAATGCGTCATTGATATTTTAACACATCTTACTGGGTTATGTGATTTTTTTTCTGTCTCTTTTTTAGGATATCGTTTAAGACTCCGTAGTTCTGCTCCAAAAAAATCCATCATCATTTGACCTGTCCTATCAATTTTAGATTTCCATTCTTTATTTTTTAAAAAATTATAGAAAGGATCAAATACAAAATAAGCAAAACCATCATCAATTAATGTGCTACCACTTCTAAAAGAGGCATCACTGACTGCGGGTACACCATGGATATAATCATCTAAATGTTTATGAAGTATTTCTTTTGGTGATGTACCTGGAGGAGCTTTTTCTGTTTTCATTCCTTGCCATAGGTTATCTAAAATATTTTGCATGTCATCACCTTTGATTCGTGGTGGTGGAATCGGTGTGTGAGCTCCAATTAAACGTCTAAGTTTTTCTTGGTCCATGATGTAATTAATATCTCTAGCGATTATTTGTTGTGTAGTTTCACCTTCTACTTTGTCATTGTAATGCACAGTAAATCTAAATTCTGGTTCAGGAGAATAATCTATTTTAATTAACGCTGACAATGCAGGAAACTTTTTGACTTTATCTGATGCTACTCCAAACTTTCTTTTTAAACATTCTGATTTAACACACATACTGATAATAGGTTCTTCTGAACAAGTGTGGCCTGCCGTATCTTTTTTATATGCTTTAATTTTTTGTTTTACTTTTTCATCTCCCCAAATGTTATCGTAAACAATATAGTTTCTCGCACCCTCTAAAAGTTTTTCTTCCCAGTTGTCCGGATATTTCTTTTTAGCAAACACCATATAGTTATAAATAAATCTATCTCTATAATCATCTAATTTGGATTTAGATAATCTTTGTAAACACACTGGACCATCTGCAAATTCATCTGCACCACCTGTTAATTCAAGTCTCATAAGTTCTGTTGCAAATTCTTCTAGATCTTCTTTAGTTTTTGTGTTAGCCTCGACGACTTTTATAAATTGATCAAAGGTAAACTCAGTTCCATCTAAATTAACTCCTACTCTTTCATTACGATTGTAATAAGGTAAGTTTATAAAGTTACCGTTTATAGGTTTACTATCAGATCCAATACCTAATTGAGTTTGTTTTGGAAATATTTCTGTTGAAGCTTTAAGATCAAATGTAAATAATAATTTATCTAAAAAATTTCTAACAAAACTTGCTTTGACTGGTTCTTTAAAAAAAACATAAATGTGCAGTCCACCACTTTTAGATTTAACTGGGACTACTGGAATATTTTTTTTATCTATTATTTCTAAATACTTTCTTAAATCAAAATTATCGTATTCATCGGAATCTATATCTATGGCTCCAAACTTTGCTAAACCATCATCATCACAAGGTTGTATGCCTATAGATTTTTTACCCGAAAGATGATCTAAATAATCTGATTCTAACAATTCTTTTGCTGCCCATCCATACTTTAATTTAAGTTTACCTGTAGCTGGATCTTTGTATGCAGAATTTATATCTGCATAACCATAGTCTCTTTTAAGACCTGTAAATATATCTATAAATTTTTCTTCCATCTTTATATTTTTAAGGGTGGCTCCACTCTCGCTTCACCACCCTAGTTGCAACAATTCCTTTTAAGGAATTCTAGTAGTGAGCTGACCCATCAGTTGCTTTAGCAGTATCATCTTCACCATGTTTAACTTGAACATCTCCTTTAGAAATGCTTTCAGAAAAACTTCTAGCTTGTTGATACAACGCAGCATCCTCAATTGGACCTGTTTTGCTCACTTCCCAACCAAACCATGTACCTTTGTCATTAGACTGTTGTACGGTTTTTAGTTGATAAAGATGGCTAAAAGATGCGGGAGTAAACAATCCGTTCTTTCCCTGCAGTTTTATACTTTGCATCATGCTATTCCATTTTCTACTAATTTTTAATTGAGTAGATTTCATAGCAATCAATGCTGTAGTTGGTGTACTTCCATTGGCTATAACAAAATGTTGTGCAGTTTTTTCAATGTAGTTACCGTTTGGTAATCTATCTTTAAAGTCTGCACCCCTAGTTGTTTTAGTCATGATGTCACTTGATGAAGGATAGATGTTGACCGGAGCACCTGACCCATCTTTTCCTCTATCTTTCCACTCGACATATTCGAGTTTGTAGTAACATGGAATCACTTGGACTCCTTTTTCACCATTGAAGAGTTCACCTGTTACTGAATTGTATATCATTCCAGGTTCAGCACCTTCAACATACTTGCCGTCTCTCTTGTTTACTTCAGGAGATAACTGACCAAGTATTTTAAGAAATGGTAATGCAAGATCATCTTGAGTTACCGTTCCAGTTTGTGTTGCTGCATCAGCTTCAAAATTAACTGTAGCTAACGCACCATTCTTCTTTATCGTCGGTTCTTTGTTCATGTTTCTATTTCCTTGTTATTTCTC